AACTTTTCTCGATGGTCTAAAACCTATCCTAGATTCCCTAGGGTGGACTGCCGAGGAAGTATCTACGCTGGATGCGTTTTTTGTATGAAATATGTACTGACATTATTTAAGAACAGATTTGATACCACGACAACTAATACGTTTGCGTTTGATGATTTTGAGGACTTTGAGAGGATTCTGTATGATCTTCATGCTCTATCTACAACAAAGAAAAAGGCGCCACTTATGTCTTCCGCAACGTATGGACCCACGGACAAGCGCGCAAACAGAAATGTTGTTAAGTGGGCAGGATGGTGCGCAATGGATGTGGACAGTTTTATTGTAGACTGTACCGACGATCTAAATGCGCTTCAAGATGCACTCCATAGTATATGTGGTGAGTACACCTTTGTGTGTTACTCGACGGCGTCCTCTACCCGGGCACACCCGAAGTTCAGGTTAGTGTTTCCGCTAACTAAAGACATCGAAGCAAATAAGATCAAACACTTCTGGTATGCGCTCAACAAACAGGTACAGGATATAGGCGATGCCCAGACTAAGGATCTATCCCGAATGTTTTATATTCCAGGTCAGTATCCAGATGCGTTCAATTTCATCTACACAAATCATGGTAAACCTGTTAATCCAGATGGTCTGATGCGAAAATGGGAATACAGAGAACCTTCTGGTAATAGTTTCCTTGATCGTTTACCTGAAGAAATGAAAGAACAGATAATCGCATACCGAAAAGAACAGATGACAAATACAGATATCGTCTGGACTTCGTATCGTGACTGTCCGTTCTTTCCTAAGAAATTGGCGTCTGAGTATAGGGCAATCTCTGGCACCGGATGGTATCATAAGATGTACCAGATCATGATCGCCATAGCAGGTAATGCTATAGCGAAGGAGTACCCTATCACGGCAAGAGAAATCACAGCGATGTGTAAAGAACTCGATGCCGAGACAGGTAACTGGTATGAAGACAGACCGCTTGAATTAGAAGCGAATGGAGCAATTGAATATGTTTACAGGAATTAATAATGGATAAGATTTTCAAGGACGTGAGTGGCGTTAATCGAATTCGACCATTAAGGAAGGAAGATGATGTGGTGTTTTTCGACCACGAGACATTAGAACCTAAATGTTCGTTCAATGCATGCGTGACGAAGTTTAAGTTGAAGAAATATGAAACTGCGATGTTCCCAAAATGGATACATGAGTTAAATCCCAACGTAGGATTTATTTTCGAACAACACGTATTCGTGTGTGACGAATGTGGACAAGAGCAGAGCAACAGGAAAGCAAGATCGCTCACAATAAAGAATTATGAACAAAGTATAGCATGTGGAAACACATGTAAATTAGGTGAGTGGAAGGGACATATCACTGATCCTGCTGGATCAATAGACGAAAGAATCAAAATGCAAAAATCAAATAAGAGGAAGTAACATGTCGTTAATGGCAAAAATGAAAAAGAATTCAAAACTTAAGGGTACAGAGGTTCTTACGGACTCAAAGATATTCACAAAAGTATCATGCGCAACAGACGTTCCGATGTTGAACGTGGCGCTATCTGGTTCACTTGACGGTGGACTGGTGTCTGGCCTAACTGTGCTTGCAGGCGAATCGAAACACTTCAAGACATCGTTCGCTCTTAAGATGGCAGCGGCATACCTGATCAAGCATCCAGATGGCATTCTGATGTTCTATGACACAGAGTTTGGATCACCACAATCATACTTTGAATCGTTTGGTATCGATACGGATAGAGTGCTTCACTCACCTGTTAGGAATATCGAAGAACTGAAGTTTGATCTGATCTCACAACTTGAAACCATTGGCCGAGATGACCATGTAATTATCATCATCGATTCCATTGGTAACTCCGCATCTAAGAAGGAACTCGAAGATGCGTTATCAGAAAAGTCTGTGGCAGATATGACCCGCGCTAAGGCACTCAAGGGTTTGTTCCGTATGGTAACTCCATATCTAACACTGAACGATATCCCAATGATCGCAGTCAACCACATCTACAAAGAGATAGGTCTATTTCCTAAGTCGATTGTGTCAGGCGGTACAGGCATCTACTACTCCTCTGATAATATCTGGATAATCGGTCGTCGTCAGATAAAAGAGGGCACCGAAGTGACAGGATACGATTTCGTTATCAACATCGAGAAGTCACGGTTCTTGCGCGAGAAGGTCAAGATACCTATCACAGTTTCGTATGATGGTGGTATTGAAAAGTATAGTGGGTTACTCGACACTGCGATGGCAGGTGGATTCGTTATCAAACCTAAAAACGGTTGGTATCAAAAGATAGATGTCGAGACAGGTGAACTCATCGAGAAAAACTATCGGAAGAAAGATACTGACAACGCCGAGTTCTGGGATGCTATTTTAGCATCAGACAAATTCAATGATTTCATCAAAGAGTCTTTTCAACTTAACGGCACTAATGTTAATGTTGAGATCGTTCCTGCTGGGGAATAGAATGAAGGACTTAGTCGAGAATGAAGACTTCGTTTTGGTACCGAACGAGGACGACGGATGGGATATCCGCTTCCTCAAAGGACATCTGGCAGAAGTGGTGATTGGAGATATAGTTATTCAACCCAACATCAAGACAAAGAACACCAGTTTCTCATTTAAGGTTAAATATACCCCGGATTCAGATATTACAACCGATAACCTTGAATTACAACAAAAAGTGGCGTATACTATTACTTCACTTGCTAATTCTGAGAGTCTCCAAGTAAAACAAAAATGACAAATGAAATACAGCAAATCATATTACGGAACACGCTCACCAACGAACCGTTCATGCGGAAGACTATTCCGTTTATCGAACCAGAATACTTCGACGCGTTCCATAAGAAGTTGTTTGTACAGGTAGCGAAGTTTGTTGCCAAGTACAATAGACTTCCTACTCAGGAATCATTCCTCCTCGAAGTAACAGAGAACCGGTCCCTGAACGATTCAGAGTTCGAACAGACTCTGAGTATCGCTGATGACCTGTTCACGCCCAAAGAAGAGAACATGGATTGGTTGCTTGATCAAACTGAAACCTGGTGTAAGGACAGAGCGGTTTACAACGCTCTCATGGAGTCTATGCTGGTTTATGATGGCAAGCATAAGACTCTAACAAAGAACGCGTTACCAGACATCCTCCAGAAGGCACTGGGTGTTTCTTTCGACCCGAACATAGGTCATGACTATTTCGGAGATGTTGAAAGTCGTTATGAGTTCTATCATGAAGATCTATCGCGAATTCCTTTTGATCTAGAAATGCTTAACACGATTACCAAGAATGGTTTCGCTACCAAGACGCTTAATGTCTGGATGGCCGGGCCCGGTGTCGGTAAGAGTATGATGATGTGTCACCAAGCAGCAGCTGCAATTTCAGAGGGTAGGAATGTTTTATACATAACAATGGAAATGGCAGAAGAGAAAATCGCGGAACGAATCGATGCCAATCTTCTTGACATTTCACTAGATCAAATAGAGAATCTACCCAGGAAGATGTTCATTGATCGGGTAAATGCGTTATCTATTAAGACACAAGGTCAATTGATTGTAAAGGAATACCCCACAGGACAAGCGCACTCGAATCATTTCCGCGCACTCCTGAATGAATTATTTCTGAAGAAGAGTTTCAAACCAGATATCGTTTTTATAGACTATCTAAATATATGTACGTCTGCGCGAATGAAGATGGGTGGTTCTGTTAACACCTATACATACATGAAGTCAGTTGCCGAAGAACTTCGCGGTCTGGGTGTTGAGTTTGAAGTTCCTGTCGTTACGGCAACGCAGGTAAATCGAGTTGGTTATGGTAGTTCAGATCCTGGAATGGATGATACGAGTGAGAGTTTTGGTGTACCGGCAACTGCTGATTTTATGTGCGCGCTGGTGACGTCAGATGAATTGGAAGAACTCGGACAGATTATGGTGATACAACTTAAGAATCGATATCGTGATCTCAATAAAAACAAGAGGTTTTGTTTGGGCATCAAAAAGGATAAGATGCGATTTCACGATGTTGATAATACCATACAACCGGTTGTTTCTGCTACGGAGGATACCGGACCAGTATTTGATAATTCATCGACAGGGCGACGTATCTCTGGTGAAAAATTCGATTCGATTCTAGTATAGGAGAACAACATGGATCCATTATGGCAAACGTTATTAACAATAGTATGCATGTCAGCAACGTACATATGGGGAAGACGCGTAGGTTTTTATGTAGGCATA